AGCTTCACTAGATAGCTTTGTTAATGGTGGCTTGATGAAAGCGTCACTTGGTAAAGAAGTTAAAATGAAGAAGTCTGAAAGAGCCAAAGCATTAGAAGATTATAATAAAATGAAGGGTAAGTTTAGAGATGCAGTTAAAAATGGAGAAATTGATAAAACTGCTAATCCTTATTACCTAGAGAAATACAAAGAATTAACGCTTAATTCGTTTGCTAATCAATTTACTGAAAGAGCATTAGAAGCCTACGAAAACAGTGGAATTAAGAAAGATATTTCAGAAGGTGCTTTTGAGAAGTTTTATAAAGAAAATCTACTAAAGTTTGTAAAAGAAAAAGAATTAGGTTTTTTTACACCAGAAGAATTAGAAAAGAGCTTCTTCCAAAATACATCACAATACAGACAGCAATTAGAAGCTAGACATAAACAAAACTTACTTAATGAATTTAATGCAGATTTTGACAATAAAATTAAAGATAGAATTGTAGGAACTATAGAGACCTACAAAAACTTTGACACAGAGCTATTGTCAGAAGCAGAAATTCAAAGTGGTGTAACTAAATGGGATAAGATTTCTGAAACTTTACAAAAAGAAATATCAGATTTATTTGAAGTAACTGGAAATGGTAGAGATGTCATAGATACAATCTTTGATGGGATAGAACTTTATATAACTTCAACAGATGATTATGAGTTTGCTCTACAAGTAATTCAAGAAATTCCACAACTATTAGAAGGTGGTACTGGTTCAATCGCAGATATTGGTAGACTTAAAAACAGAAGACAAGAATTAAGAGATTTACTTATTGCTAAACAAAATGAGAAATTAAACGAAGAAGTTAAGTTTGATGCAAACAAAGATAAGATGACAACTATTCAAACTCATAACTTTTTAGAATTAGAATTAAAAAAGAACCCTCAATTTAGTATAAGCCAATGGACTAATGACAAATCAAGAAGTGATGCTGAAAGAATTGCAGGAGAACAATATAAAAAAAGTTTAGATTTTGATGGTGGTAATTCAGATGATGGAGATATTATTAAAAGAATAGAACAACATCTTGTTAATAGAGAATATAAAGAAGCATCAGATTTAGCTTTTGAAGCATTAGAAAGTGGAGACATAAGAAAACAAACTTATCAATCTTATAAATCTACAGTTATTCCTAATTCACAACTTTTAGAAGGAAATGTTTACTTTGATGATTTATATATTTCAGGAGCTTTTAGTGCTTTTGATGATGTTATTTCTTCAGGAAAAATGGGTGGAAGTGTAACCCAAGCAATTACAGTTAGAGCTTTTATGAGAAAAAGACTTTTAGCTTGGCTAGATGAAAATCTTAACAATCCAAAATATGAAGGCAATGAAACTTTAAGACAAGAAGATTTTAATGCACAGTTTGACAGACAAATTACCTTAATCAAGAAAACTGGAAAATATGATGTTTTATTTGGTAAAGGTCAGTTTGAACTTACAGGTAAATCTTCAGTTAAAATATTAGAAGAACAAACAAACAAAGTCGTAGAAGAAATAAAAACTAAAAGTGATACTGGACAAAAAATAGTAGACCAAATTAAAGACTTAACAGGACTTAGTGATGTTCAGTTCTTAGACAAATATAAAATATCAAAAGCACAATTTAAAAAGGAGAACCAACTATAATGCAATTAGAGTTACCTAATGGTCAATTTGTAGAAGTTGATGAAAATATCTCTGAAGAAGAAAAACAGAAGATAATTAATACAATTACCAACAATTCTAACTTCAAAGCAGAAGAAGCTCAAAAAGTAGAAGATGGTCAAGAAAGTTCAGGAGCTATTGGCGATTGGAGACCTGAAGGTTCAGCTACAAGTTGGTTGTTTGATAATGGAGTAGTTGCACCATACGAAGGTACTAGAAAAGCCTTAAATAGTGGAAGTAGTCTTATAGAGGGATTAGGGGACACTTTAGGAGAAAAGACTAATTTTGGTGGCTTCAGATATGGTAGCGAAGCATCAAATGGTATGATGGAATATATTCCTTATGATGAAGCAGTCAAATTAGGAAATGTTAAAGGTATCTTATCTCCACTTACAGGAAACATAGGTAAAAAAGATTATAGCAAGATTAAAGGTATCTTCTATGACCCAGACAAGATTAATCCTGAAGACAACACTGAAAGTTTAACAGCTAGTTTTGTAGAAGGTGGAGTTCAATTCGTAGTAGGTTGGATAACTGGTGGTAAGATTTTAAAAGGTCTTGGTGTTGGTAAACAAGTTACTAGAACAGGACAATTTACTAAAGCAACAGCACAAGGTGCAATAGCAGACTTTATAGGTTTTGATGAACTGTCAGGAAGATTGACAGATATGGTTGTAGAACATTCTCCTGAAATGGCAGACACTTGGTTAGGTTATTTGCAATCAGATGCAAATGATACTTGGTGGGAAGCTAGAATGAAAAACACTATTGAAGGTGCAGGTATAGGTGCTTTTGCAGATGTAATCATGGCAGGTCTAAGAGTTTCCAAAGGCTATATTTCTAATAACATTGATGAAAAATTAATTGCTAATGATATTAAAATTATAGAGGAAGCAAAGATAGGTATTTCTAATTCACAAAAACTTTTAGATAACGCTACGACTATTGGCGATAAGATGAAAATTTTAAGTGATGCTGTAGAAAATACTAAAAGTAAACCTAAATCAAAAATTTCAAAAGAGAAAAGAATTATTCTCTACAACAAAATTGCAAGTGATGACTTAAATGTTAATTACGACAAATGGAAAAAAGGAGAACTAGATGCAGAGGAAGCATTTAGCATACCACATAACTTCTTAAACATAGATGTTATGGAAAGTGGAATTGTAACTAAAAGTTTTATTCAAACAGTTAAAGCAATGCACGAAGCTGTTTATTCAGGTTTCAGTAAAGTAGATGGACAATTTAGTGATGAAGTAATTAAAAGAAAAGCCATTAAAGATTATGGTGGAGATATTAATAAAATTTATCAAGACTTTGGTTCATTAAGTAAAGGTACTAAAAATGTATCTTCATTAATTTATGCACATGAAATGATGCTTCATTCATTAATTAAAGCCTTACCTGCATTTCAAAGACAAGTTAAAATGAAAGTAGGAACTAGAACACAAGCAGATGTTGATGATACTTTAAATTACATCTTAGGAATGATGAAACATAAAATGAATTATGGTTCAACAACTGGTGGTAATTTTAGAACTTTAGGAATAGTTAAAAAAGAATTAGCAGACAGCACACTAGTGTCAGACAATTTAGAAAGTGCTTTAAGAGAGTATGAAGAATTTGGTAATATAGCAGGTAAAGAAATTAAAGGTGCTAAGGAAAAGTTAATGCAAAAATTAACTGATTTAGACAGACCTGATGTAACAAGACAAATATTAGACTTCGTTGGTAAAAATCAAACTTGGGAAGTTCTTAATGAAATATGGATTAATGCACTTTTATCTAATCCTAAAACTCAATTTGTTAATGCTATTGGTAATGGAATTACTGCACTAGCTAGACCTATTGAAGATAAAATGGGTGCAGATATATCAGCATTGTTATCAGGCAAAGATATAGGCAGAGTAACAAAATATAATCAATTATCACAAGAAGCAGGTTCTACATTCGCAGGACTATTTAGATATATGGGCGAAGCTCTAAAAATGGGTGGTAAAGCCTTTAGACGAGGAGAGTTAATTTTAGAAGGTAAAGAAGGAATGTCTAAAATTGATACTGGTGGAAACAAAGCAACAGGTACAGGAGCTTTTGGCGAAACAGTTCGTTTACCATCAAGAGCATTGAACGCAGGAGATGAAGCATTTAAACAAGTTAATTATCGTTCTAAACTAGAAGCGATTGCTACAAGAAAAGCACAAGAGCTAGGTTTAAAAGGAAAAGAATTTAATGACTTTGTAGAAAAATATTACAAAGATGGTTTTGATGAGTTTGGTAGAGGGCTTGATGAAGAAGCATTAGCTTATGCAAGAGAAGCTACTTACACAAATGAACTAACAGGTTTTACTAAAAGATTTCAAGAAGCAGTAAATACATATCCAGTTTTAAAACAACTGTTTCCATTTATTAGAACACCATTTCAATTAGCTAAATCAGTAGTGGACAGAAGTCCAATACCATTACCTTACAGATGGAAACATGTTTTAGGTCAAAGTAACGACCCAAAAATGATTGCAAAAGCAAGAGGTCAAATGGCAATGGGAACAATGTTATTTAGTTCAGCATTTATATTTGAAAAAATGGGAATGATGAGTTCAGCAACAAATAAAGTTGATGACATAGAAACAGGTAAAGGCAGAATTTTAGATAAATATACAGATAGTGAATTAATGAGATTTAAAAAATCTGAACTAAATTTTAAACCTTATTCATTTATAATTAATGGAGTTCAAATACCATTTGGTAGATTAGACCCTTATGGAGCTTTCTTTGGTATCGTTGCAGATATTTCTACGAACTATCAAAAATTGACACAAAAAGAAATTGAAAGATTAGGTGCAGACATGCAGTTGTTTTTATTTAATCAATCAGAAAACAATCCTATATCAATGGGAGATAAAAGTTTAATTGCAGGTAAAGCAGTATTTGGTGCATTAAAAGATAATATTTTAAGTAAAACATATTTACAAACAGTGCATGAAATTGTGGAAGCTGTTTATAGTCAAGATGACAGAGCAGTTAAAAGATACTTTACTAATAAAATAGGAAGTTATTATCCAAATGTTTTATCTAAAATTCTTAACGATAAGTATTTAAGAGATGCAACTACATTCATGGAACAAGTTAAGAAAAGAACTGGTATGGGCGACCCTGCAGAACCTAAGTTTAATTTTATGGGTAATCCTCATTTTAATAAAGAAGGAAATATTGAAAGATTATTTAATAATTTAATCTCTCCAATTACAGCAACACCTTTAGAAGAAGGAAGAATTGTTGCAGAAGAAATTTTAAGATTAGGTAAAGCACCAGAAAATTTAAAGAAGTATCAAAATAATGTTGATTACACAGAATATGAATACAAAGGTAAATCAGCTTACTGGAGACTTAATACTTTACTAAGTGAAACTTTAATTGAAGACATGACTTTAGAACAAAAACTAGAGCAAGTTATTCAATCAGAAGAATATCAAGGACTAACTGCACCACTTAAAACAGATAAAGGAATTTCTGATGTGGGTGGAAAGTACACAAGAATAGCACAAGTTTATGCAGAGTATAAAACAAAAGCTGAAGCAAAATTCAGAACAGAGTGGGCATTGTTTAAACATAAAGACGACAAAAACAGAAACTTAACAATAGATATTGGTAAGCAAAATATTAACAAATCAGCAATCACTAATGAGAATAGAACAAACAAGTCTCTAAAAGAGACTTTACAAATTTTAAGGAATTATTAATAAATGTCATATCTAGCACAAGTAACCTATACAGGTAATGGAAGTACAACAGGCTACGCTTTACCATTTTCGTATATTGCCAGTTCACATGTAAAAGCATTTATAAACAATGTATCAAATACAGCATTTACTATTTCAGGAAGTACATTAACATTTACTTCTGCACCTGCTAACTCAGCAGTTATTAGATTAGAAAGACAAACACCTACAGATGCAAGATTAGTTGATTTCACAGATGGTTCAGTTTTAACTGAAGCTGACTTAGACCAATCAGCAGACCAAAACTTTTTTATAGCACAAGAAACATCAGACAGTAACCAGTCAGCAATGACTATAGGTACAGATGATAAGTTTGATGCTCAATCTAAAGTAATTAAGAATGTAGCAAATCCTACTAATAATAATGATGCAGTTAATAAAACTTATTTAGAAAACACATGGTTATCTACAGCAAACAAAACAGCTCTAACAACAGTAGCTTCAAATATTTCATCAATTAATACTGTCAATTCAAATGCTAGTAATATTAATTCTGTAAACTCAAATGCTTCAAACATTAATACAGTTGCAGGTTCTATAGCTAATGTAAACACAGTAGCAGGAGATATTGCAAAAGTAATTGCAGTAGCAAATGATTTAGCAGAAGCAGTTAGTGAAGTAGAAACAGTTGCAGATGATTTAAATGAAAGTACTTCAGAAATTCATACAGTTGGAACTAATATTGCTAATGTAAATATAGTTGGACTAGCTATTGCAAATGTAAATACAGTAGCAGGTTTAAGTTCAGCGATTGGTACAGTAAATGGAAATGCTTCCAATATAAATACAGTAGCAGGAAATAATTCAAATATTAATACTGTAGCAGGAGCAAATTCAAACATAACAGCAGTTGCAGGTATTGCTTCTGATATATCTGCAGTAGAAAATATAAAAGCTAATGTAACTACAGTTGCAGGAATGTCTTCAGCAATTAATACTGTAAATGGTAATTCAACAAATATAAATGCAGTAGGTGGTGCAATAGCAAATATTAATACAGTTGCAGGTGCTAACTCTAATATTTCTACAGTTGTAACTAATTTAGCTTCAATAAATAACTTTGCTAATATTTATAGAATTTCAAGTTCAGCACCAACTAGTTCACTTAATACTGGAGATTTATGGTGGGACAGTACAAACAATATTTTAAAAGTTTATGGTGCTTCAGGCTTCCAGTCTGCAGGTAGTTCTATTAATGGAACTTCAGCTAGATTTAAATATGTAGCAACAAATAACCAAACAACTTTTTCAGGTTCAGATGCAAGTAGTAATACTTTAGCTTATGACCCTTTATATTTAGATGTATATTTAAATGGTGTTCACTTAGACCCTACAGATTTTACAGCAACAACTGGTAGTTCAATAGTATTAGCAACAGGTGCTAGTACAGGAGATATTCTTTATATAGTTGGATTTGGTACATTTAATATATCAACAGTTGCAGGTTCAGCAATTACTACAGGAACAATAAATTCAGCAAGATTACCAACAGTACCAACTTCTAAAGGTGGTACAGGTTTAACTGCTATTGGTACAGCAGGACAAGCATTAAAAGTAAATGCGTCAGCTAATGGTTTAGAATATGGTTCTACATCAAGTGCAGAAGTTTATGGTTTTGAAAAATATTATAATCCATCTACTTTAGTTAAAACAGTAACAGTAGTTTCAGTTGGTGGAGCAAATAAATATTTTATAGATGCTGTTCAACAAGACGCTTTAGATTTATATGAAGGAAATACTTATGTATTTAATTATCCTTCAGCACACCCATTTAAATTTTCAACAACTTCAAATGGAACTCACGCAAGTGGTTCTGAAT